TGGCTAAAGAATTAAGTGAAGACAGTGCGGTAAACATAAGTGTAAAAACACTAGGTGGTATAGCATTCTTAATAGCAACACTTGTAGGTATGTGGTTTACATTACAAAACGATATAGCAGAGGCCAGAGAGTTACCTAAACCAATGGATCCTGTTATAACTAGAATGGAGTTTGACATGAAGGATAAGTTAATCCGTCAAACTATCATGAATACTCAGGAAGATGTTTCTGAAATGAAAGAAGATATGAAGCTTATAAAGCAGAAACTTTATGAATAAGCTACTACTTTTATTACTACTACTCACTACTAATATTGTAGCTCAAGAGTTTGTCACTTCTAGCTCATTTGACTCTAAGACAGCCAAAGGAACTGTGGTAATAGAGTTCTATGTAGAATGGAATGACGGTAATAAAGTAGCATTTTTACCCTCGTTAAAAGATTGCAACGTATACAGGGTAGATATAAGTAAAAGTTCTGATATACAGGGTAACTTTAAAGTTACGTCAGTACCTACAGTTATTATATTTGACAACGGAGTAGAGCAAAGCAGGTTCAACCCTACTATAATGATGCAGTTAGAAGCATCAAAAAAAGAAGTTCAATCAGTAATAGACATAATAACATTTAATAAATTTCAATAATGGAAAAAGGTAAATTAGAATATGTAGCATACCTAACGTTAACTATAGCTATATCATTTTTTATATTAATAGGAATCTCTAAAGCAGCTAACGCTCAACAACAAACAGTATTTGTAGAATGTACTTCGGGGGATTATCCTGCTGAGATTACATGGCAGATACTAACCTGCAATGGAGGAGTGCTACTAGAAGGTGTATCGCCTTACTTAGGTGCTGTTGTACTGCCTCAGTATTATCAAATAAGCATGCAGGACTCTTATGGGGATGGCTGGAATGGTGCTCATCTTTATATAGACGAAATTGAGTACGGATTCTTATCTGATGTAGATTGGATAGATTCTATTGGGACTTGGCCTCAAGAGTTTAAAGATCAAATAATAGATGTAGGATGTTTAACTATAGGAATAGAAGAGGTAGGTAATACAAACTTCATTCCAACTCATTATTACGATATTTTAGGTAGAGAGGTTGATCCTGTCAACGGGTTTTATATAGCAAGCGATGGAATACTAACTAGAAAAATATACCTAACTAAATGATTTATTTGTATATATCAGCCATAACTATTCTAGTTATACCTTCTTATGTTTTTTATTTTAAAGTAATTAAAAAATATTATGAGACTAAGTAAAAATTTTGTATTATCTGAGATTACTCATAGTAATACAGCAAAAAGATTAGGTATAGACAATGACCCTACCAAAAAACATTTACAAAATATGCAGCGTCTTGTTGATCTTCTTTTACAGCCTCTTCGTGACGCTCTTGGTCCTATCAGGATCAGTAGTGGTTATCGTAACCCGTCACTCAATCGTGCTATTGGTGGGAGCCCTAAGTCGCAACATTGTAAAGGTGAAGCTTTGGATTTGCAATTTTGGAGAGGTGGTGAGATGTTTAATAAAGAAATTTATGAATGGATTTTGCAATCAGATTTAGAGTTTGATCAAATGATTAACGAGTTTGATTTTGCTTGGATACACATATCTTTAAAAGAAAAAAATAATAGAAAGCAGGTTTTAAAAGCTTATAAAGACGAAGACAACGATACTAAGTATAAATACGCATAAGTATGAGTAAGTTATTAGATTTGTTAGGGGGAAATATATTAGGTAGTGTTGGTAACATTGTAGATAATCTTACAACGTCTGACGAGGAGAGGTTAGCCGCAAAACAAGCTATAGAAGAAGTACTTATGCAGGCTGAATCTGACGCACAGGAGCAAGTTACTAAACGTTGGGAGGCAGATATGAAGTCTGATAACTGGCTAAGTAAAAACATTAGACCTTTAATCTGCATATTTTTAACTGCAATTTTTGTAGTTTTGTCACTGTTTGATGGAAACGTTGGGGGATTTGTGATTCAAGAAAGTTACATCCCTATATATCAAACATTATTAATAACAGTATATGGGGCTTACTTTGCAGGTAGGTCTATCGAAAAAATTAAAAGAAAATAAAATGTCTACACTTAAAGGAAAACCAATATCGTCAACATATCAGAACTTACTACAAACGGCTTCTGAAATAAAAGACGCAAATTTAAAAAATGTAGAGACTGGTTCTGGAAATTCGACTTCAATGAAGTTGTCTACAGATAAAGCTGAGTTTAAAAAAGTAGGTATTGGTACGGCTGGATCTACGCCTGACGGTTTACTTCACGTTGTAGGTGTTAGTGCAGGATCTGTTTCTTCTAGTACTTTTGCTAACCAGTTAACTTTAGAAAATTCTAGCGATGCTGGGTTAACTATACTGTCTGGGGCTGCCTCATCTGGTAATATATTTTTTGGTGACTCTAGCGATAATGACGCTGGTCAGATATACTACGATCATAGTCAGGATTATTTAGGTTTTTCTACTAATGGGTCTGAAAAAATGAGACTTGACTCTAATGGTAACCTTAGAGTTTCTGGTTCAGTATCTCAGTCTGATGATAGATTTAGTCTTGTAGAGTATTTTGAAAAAGTCCCAAGTTTACAAAATGCTTCTGTAACTCAAGATACTAATGCAACTACTGCTGTAACTTTACAGGCTAAATATGGCATTATAACTATGCAGTCTGTTGACCTTGCGGCTACAGATACGGTAGAGTTTACATTTAATAATAACCACATATTTGGGACTTCATCTCATGTTCATGTTCAATTACAAGATGGAGGTACTATAGCTGATAATGCTATGGTTAACATTATGGTTCATGATGTGGCTAACGGTAGTTGTAAGATTAGAATAGGTACTAATGGTACTGACGTTGCTGCACAAGTATTTAAACTTGCTTTTATTGTAGACCCATACGTAACCCCTAATCAAAACTTTGTATTAAGCGGAGTTAGTGCAGGGGCATCTCAAATATCTGGACATACAGGTAGAGATTTTTCTTTTGCTGGGATTAAATTAGTTACTGGAACTACGGATAATGACAGATCAGTAATAAGCCCTAGAAATGGTAACACTGAGTTACCATCAAGTTTTGACTCTTCTGCTTGGGCTTCGGTAGGCTTTGGAACAGAGAACAAGACAGAATTTACTGCAGCAATATCTACGAGTGGAGCTATAACTTCAACTTCTATTTGGTCTGGATTAAAGCTTACTGAAGTAGGTACGTATGCAACAGATGCAAATCAGGCTTATTTCTTATACGCTGTAGATGATGATCAAGGAGCTCTAACTACAAATGGTAATTTACACTTTGTTTATAGTATAGCTAACGTAGATTACGTTACTGACTTAGGTATAGTTGTAGCAATAAATACAGTTTACAAAATTAAAATAGTATTTGACGAGAATAGACAAATATCTATATCAGTTAATAATAGATCTTACGGTTTAACAACTACCCCTACCAGCACAACTGCAGGTGGGTTAACTCAATCTGTAGCTACAACAAAATCTTTAGCTATGACTGACAATATAGACCTACTTCCTTTTATTGGAGTTCAAACTCATACAACGTTATCTAAAGGTATACAGTGTGGATATATTAAATTATCAAGAGATTTATACGAGTAAAAAAAACTAAATTAAATTAAAATGGATTCAATTAACCCTATTATTAGAAAGATTACAATAGGGGACTTAAAGCAGGGATTGACTTACCAAGTAGGTCAACGAATGTTAGGTGGTTCCTTAAAGATAACAGCAATCATACAAGACGAGGCGGCTTGGTATAAACACCAACAGGTAGTCTACGATGTATACATAAAGAAAGAAGCGGAGGAGTTCTCTAGGCCTTGGAAAAGGTTTTTCTCTCAGCCAACGGCTATAGAGTATAATACAGATGTCCTAGATGACTACGAAGTAAAGTAAAAGAAAGATGAAGCCAATTAAAGATCTCTACTGGATACAGGTAGAAAAAGAAACAGAGGATACGATACTATTAAATGGTAAGGAGATGTACAGAGATACATCCTACGATCCCATGAAGTTAGCAAGACAGTACGGTACGGTGTATAAAACACCAACCCTTGACACTAGTGATGCTGGTATACAGGAAGGAGATAAGGTTTGGTTTCACCACTTTATAGCAACACCTACTAACCACGTAACTCACGCAGATAAGGATAATATATATCAGGCTTATATAGAGCAGATATACCTTATAGAAAGGGAGGGAGAATATACACCAATTGGGGTATGGAACTTTATGGAGCAAGAGATGAAGGAGGCTGAAATGTCAGAGTCTGGAATATTCTTAGAAACTTCTCCTTCAGAGGTAGAGTTTCATGGTACAGCCATCCTTATTAACGATTGGGTAAAAGACCAGGGAGTTAAAATTGGAGATAGAGTTATGTGGAGTGAGAACTCTGAGTACGAAATGGATATAGATGGTAAAAAACTTCTACGCATGCGTAACGTTGACATATTAGCTTCTTATGAAGGATAACAATAAAGACTACGCCCTAGACACCTTAGAGAGGCTTATAGAGGCAAGTAAGGGAGCTATAGACCTTCTTATAGAAGAGATAAGTAAACCATTACTAGAGGAGGATGACGCAAAGAGAAGACAAGCTATAAAAGCAAAGAGAGAATGCTTTGAGGACTGTCAAGAGATACTTTTAGGTATTAAGAACCTAGAAGATAGAATTAAAGACGGATCTTCATTAATAGAAGATAAAAAAGATTTTAAAGGTTCTTTTGCTGAGAGGTATGCAAGAAAATAATACTATACACTTAATTAAGGATAGTCCTGGTGAGGTAATGGAGTTTGACAATTTAAAGATTGTCTTACCAAAAAAACCTAGGTATAAGAAAGATATACTATACCATGACCTACCTAAAGCTAAACAAAAGTGGACTAGATTATCTACCCCAAAGTCTTTAACAAGGGATAACGCTTCTGATTTTGTAGATTACATAGAGGAAGAGTTTAGGCGTAGAATGGAGGGGCTGTGGTTTTATAACAACGGTGTACCTACATATATAACTGGATCGCATTATATGTTTATCCAGTGGAGTAAGATTGATGTAGGGTATCCTGATTATAGGGATGCCAACAGGACGTTCTTTATTTTTTGGGAAGCGTGTAAATTAGACAAGAACTCTTATGGGATGTGTTTCCTTAAGAATAGACGTTCTGGGTTTTCATACATGGCTAGTAGTGAGACGGTTAACTTATCTACCATGACTTACGAAAGTAGGTTTGGTATATTATCAAAGACTGGGGCAGATGCTAAGACTATGTTTACAGATAAGGTGGTGCGTATATATCGTAACTACCCTTTCTTTTTTCAACCTATACAAGATGGTTCTAGTAACCCTCGTGTAGAGCTTGCGTTTAGAGAGCCTGCTAAGAAGATAACAAAGAATCAGAAACACATAGAAGAGTCTGAAGCTTTAAATTCTAGTATAGACTGGAAGAATACTGGAGACAACAGTTACGATGGGGAAAAGTTAAAACTTTTAGTACATGACGAGGCTGCTAAGTGGATTGGTCAAAACTCTATAAAGAAAAATTGGGGTGTTACTCAAACTTGTTTATTGTTAGGTCGAAAGATTGTAGGTAAATGTATGATGGGTTCTACTGCTAACAAACTTCAGGATGGTGGGTCAGAGTATAAAGATATATTCTACGACTCTAACTCTGGAGATAAAGATTTGAATGGTAGGACTAGAAGCGGTTTATATCAACTATTTATACCAGCTCAAGACAACCTTGAGGGGTTTATAGATGAGTATGGTTATAGTGTTGTAGAAACTCCCGACAAGCCAGTTATGGGTGTTGACGAGATGATTATAGATGTAGGTGCTAAGAATTATATACAGAATAGAAGAGACGCATTAAAGAATGACACTGTAGCTTTATCGGAATTTAAAAGACAGTTCCCTTTTACTATAGAAGAAGCTTTCAGGAATGACACTCAAAGTTGTATCTTTGACGTTGAAAAAATCTATCAACAGATGGATTATAACGAGGTTAATAAGGTTGCAACCACAAGAGGAGAATTTATATGGAAAGGTGGAGTACGGGATGCTGAAGTTATTTGGGTCCCTCACAGAAAAGGTAAGTGGGAAATTAGTTGGGTTCCAGAGCCTGAAGATCAAAACGTTGTTGGGAGTAGGTTCAATAAGAAGTTCCCAGGAAGATCAGGTAATCTGGTTGCAGGCTGTGACCCTTATGATCATGACACCACTACTGATGGTAGGAGATCTGACGCTGCTGCTCACGTCTTTCACAAGTTTAGTATGTCAAGTGATGCGTCTATGCAATTTGTATGTGAGTATATTAATAGACCGCCTAAGGCAGAAATATTTTACGAGGACATGATTAAGATGTGTGTATTTTATGGGTGTCAGATATTGGTTGAGAATAATAAAGTAGGTATATTAAAGCACTTCGAGAATAGAGGTTATTATGAGTACTTGATGGATAGACCAGAGATGACTCATACTGAGTGGAGTAAAGGAAAGCAAAAGACAAAGGGAATACCTGGTTCTGGAGCTGCTGTAATAAATGCTCAGGCAGAGGCTATAGCAACTTATATATATGACCACGTGGGTATGATTACTGATACAGGAGAAATGGGAAGGTGTTATTTTAACGTCTTACTTGATGACTGGAGTAGATTTGAGATAGATAACAGAACAAAATACGATGCTAGTATTTCTTCATCATTAGCCTTACTAGCCTCTCAGAAATATATAAAACCAAAGCAAGAATTAAAAATTTCGTCACCTTTAGTTAAAAGATATGACAACAAGGGGATGTTTAGTAAAAAACTAAGATAGATATGCTTAACAAGAAAGAAGAGTCAAATGGTTACCCATCTCCTTTGTCTACAAACGAGGAAAAGGCTTCAGTAGCTTATGGGTTACAGTACTTTAAAACTATGTACTACGAGTGGCACAACAATAGTGACATATACTTTAGGGATAGAAAGTTAAGATACTCTAGAAACAGAAGCTACGCTGAGGGTAATCAAGATGTAGGTAAATACAAAGACTTATTAAGTTCTGGTGGGGATACTTCTTACTTAAATATT